TGAGGGCGATATGAAATTTGAACTATACCATGAAAAAGATGCTGGACCAATAGTCCGATGGCTTGCAACAAAACTATTAGCAATTTTGCATACAGTTGAAAAGCCACTTTATGACTATGCAGATATGTATACAGCAGTATGGGATGATTATGAAAAAGACTTAGACCTTTCTACACCATATAACCAAATGGCATTTTTTGACAACCTTGAACCACTGCCTCAGTTTGAGCACTTAACAGATGAAATAATATAATGTCTGATGAAATTTATTATTATAAAGATCAAGTAAGAGAGCTTCAAGCTATTAATGGTTTTGTTAAAAGAAACACTTTACTTTCTGTCCAAAATAGGATAGAATATGTTAGAGATGAGCGAGTAAAATTAGGATTAAGAGTTGATGGCATTGGTATGGCTCTTGAAATAGTTAGGACAATGTTAAATGAAAAATAAAAAAGAAGTAAAAGATGATAGAACAATTATTTATGAAAGTAAAATGTATACTGTAGATGAGTTTGTATTAAAGTATTCCCATGCATTAGCATCATACTTGCTTACCAGGCAGCTTGGAGATAAGAGTAAAAAGTCTCACATTGTTGATCTTGCAGTAGAAAATGCTTCTTTTGCAGAATCTCTTTATATTGGAATGGATAGCTTCAGTTGATGTTTTTAACAAAGATGATTAGGTTTGCAGAAAAAATTGGTATGGATGTAGATGAACTTATGGAAATGACAGTTCTTGATGCCATAATGAAAATAGAAGATACAAGAACTATGTGGGCAGAGCTAAAAAAGGATATAGGATAGTCTTTAAGGTATAATTGAACAATGAATTCTCTAATAGACATAAAGGTAGTTGGATGCGGTGGTGGCGGAGTTAATGCTGTAAATAGCATGATTCAAGCAGGTCTTTCTGGGGTAGAGTTTATTGCTATAAATACTGATGCTCAAGCATTGCTACCAAGTTTAGCAGATATAAAAGTTGATATTGGAAAAGATAGAACTCGTGGTCTTGGTGCAGGAGCAGATCCAAATATTGGAAGACTTTCTGCAAAAGACAGCGTAAATGAGATTGGCGAAGTAGTTACAGGAGCAGACGTTGTTTTTGTTACTGCTGGAATGGGTGGAGGAACTGGAACTGGTTCTGCACCAATTGTTGCTAACTGTGCTAAGAAGGCTGGAGCGTTAACTGTAGGGGTTGTAACTACCCCATTTGGGTTTGAGGGCAAGAAGCGTATGAATAATGCCTTAGAGGGAATTAATAATTTTAGTAAGGAAGTTGATACCCTTATAGTAATTCCAAATGAAAATCTTATTTCTATGCTTGATCCAGATATCTCAATGGAAGATGCTTTTAAAGAGGCTGATAATGTTTTATTAAAAGCTGTAGCAGGTATATCGGATTTAATTACAACTCCTGGTCAAATTAATATTGACTTTGCAGATATAAAAAGAGTAATGAAAAATGCTGGAGCAGCCTTTATGGGAATTGGCTATGCAGATGGTGAAGACCGTGCAGAAGTTGCAGGTAATAAAGCAATAACCAGTCCAATTTTAGACGTAAATCTTAATGGTGCAACTGGAGTTTTAATCTCAATTGCATCGTCTGGACAAATTAAAATGCAAGAAGTTAATAAGATTGCATCACTTGTTTCCGATAAAGCTCATGAAGACGCTGACATCATATTTGGAACAGTCTTAGATGAAGATCTTGAGGATGGTATTTTAGTAACTGTCATAGCGACAGGCTTTGTAAATGAATGACATTCAATGGACATTTGGAATTATAACTGTCTATGAAGATAAGCAAAGACTTCAAGAGATCATAGAGAGTATTCGTAATCTTAATATCCCAGAATATGAAATACTATTTGTTGGCGGTGGAGATAGTTCTGGTATTGATGGTGAGGATATTAGAAAGATTGACTTTGATGAATCAGTTAAAGAAAGATGGATTACAAGAAAAAAGAACACGCTTGTAAAAAAAGCCAAGTATGACAATATAGTTTTAATGCATGACTATCATATATTTGATAAGGACTGGTATAAAAACTTTGTTGAATTTGGAACCGATTGGGAAATTTGTTCTTGCCCGCAATATTTAATTACTGGATCAAGAAATCCTATGGACTGGTCTCTTTGGGATAAGCCAGGTCACGGAAGAGCCTGGTCTTTAAACTATAATGATTGGTCTCAGACACAGTATATGTACATCTCTGGTGGATTCTTTATGGTTAAGCGTCATGTGATGATTGAAGAACCACTTGATGAAAGTCGTGGATGGAATGAAGAAGAAGATGTTGAATGGTCTTACAGGGTAAGAGATAAATATGTTATAAAGTGCAATGGAAAAAGTATTGTTAGACATAACAAGTGGCATAGACATGCAGGTCCACAAAAATGAGTAATAAGTTAGTTATATTTGATTTAGACGGTGTATTAATTGATTCAAAAGATTTACACTATAAAGCTCTTAACAATGCATTAGAAAAAGTTGATCCAAAATATAAAATATCATACCAAGAGCATCTATCAAAGTATGATGGTTTAAATACTAAGAAAAAACTTTCTATGCTCACTCAAGAAAAGGATCTTCCACAAAGTTCCCACGACAATATATGGAAGGATAAACAGGAGGAAACTTTTTTAATGCTTGAAAATATTCCAGCAAATACCAATGCTATAAACATCATGTTCTACCTAAAATCTGAAGGTTGGAAAATTGCCGTAGCATCTAATAGTATTAGAGAAACTATTATAAAGTCTCTACATGGGATAGAAGTACTTCATCTAGTAGATTACATTGTTAGCAATGAAGACGTGTGGCATCCAAAACCACACCCAGAAATGTACTGGAAATGCATGGTTTCATTAGATGCTTTTCCAAAAGACACAATCATTATAGAAGACTCTCACATTGGAAGGCAGGGTGCTTTAAATTCTGGTGCAAACCTATACCCGATTAAAGATTCTTATGATCTTAATGATACAATATTCATAGAGTTTATAGAAAGATTTGAAAAGAAAGAGAGAACTGGACAAGTGCCTTGGAAAAATAAAGAGATGAATATTCTTATACCTATGGCTGGTGCAGGTTCAAGATTTGCACAGGCAGGTTATACATTTCCAAAACCATTGATTGAAGTTAATGGTAAGCCAATGATCCAAGTAGTTGTTGAAAATCTTAATATTGATGCACACTACATCTTCTTAGTTCAAAAAGATCATTATGAAAAATATAATCTTAAGCAGCTTCTTAATCTTATTGCTCCAGACTGCGACATAGTTATTGTTGATGGAATGACTGAGGGTGCTGCTTGTACAACTTTACTTGCTCAAGAGCTTATCAATAGCGACAAGCCGCTCCTAATGGCTAACTCTGATCAGTATGTGGAATGGGACTCTAACGAAGCACTGTATGAGTTTGGTGCTAGTAATATAGACGGTGGAATACTTTCATTTAAAGCAACTCATCCAAAGTGGTCTTTTGCAAAAGTTGGTGAAGATGGTTTTGTTTCAGAGGTAGCAGAGAAGAATCCAATTTCTGATAATGCAACTGTTGGAATTTATTACTGGAAACACGGTTCAGACTATGTTAAGTATGCAAATCAAATGATTGATAAAAACATTAGAACTAATAATGAATTTTATGTTTGCCCTGTTTTTAATGAAGCAATTGAAGATGGAAAAAAGGTAAGATTGAAAACTATTGATAAGATGTGGGGAATTGGAACCCCTGAAGACTTAAATTACTTTTTAGAAAATAACAAGGAGATATGATGGCAAAAGGTAAGAAAGACTATTTAAAAATGCAAAACGATTACTATGATGAATATGCTTCTAAGTGGTCTTTAGATTTTAGAGATCCAGTAGTTGGATCATATGATGCTCACAATAACTGGAAAGACTATGATGAATTTCTTTTTAAAGATTTTGATACCTCTGGTTTAGTAGCACTAGACTATGGATGTGGTCCAGGAAGAAACCTTGTAAAATTTAATAGTAAGTTTGAAAGAATTGATGGAGTAGATATTTCAGATGTTAATCTAGAAAAGGCTAGAGTTAATTTACAACATAATAATATAGAAGTTCCAAACCTTTATGTTACACCTGGAGATAACTTATCAATGATTGAAGATAATGTTTATGATGTAATGTTTGCAGTAATTTGTTTCCAGCATATTTGTGTTCACGATGTTAGATTTAACATTCTTAAAGAAGCTTACCGTGTTCTTAAAGATGGTGGAAAGCTTTGCTTCCAGATGGGATTTGGTGGAAAAGAAGGTATTCCAACGGCTGGATATTATGATAATCTTTATGATGCTGCAAGTACAAATGGTCACTCAGATGTTAGCGTTACTAATGAAGATGAGTTAATTGATGATTTAGTTAACAAAATTGGATTTAAAAATTATAAGTCTGACATTAGACCAACTGGTCCAGGGGACAATCATAGAAATTGGATTTGGGTTCAGGTTGAAAAATGATTTACATATCCCATCGTGGTAACTTAACTGGAAAGCATCATGATCTTGAAAATAGTCCAGTCTATGTTTATCAAGCTATAGATAAAGGTTTTGATGTAGAGGTTGATCTTCGTCATAAAGACGGACAGATATTTTTAGGTCACGAAAAGCCTCAATATTTAATAGACGATAACTTTATTGATGAATGCAGAGAAAATTTGTGGGTTCATTGTAAAGATAAAGAGTCTTTAAAGTATGCTCTTGATGAAGATTTGAATTGCTTTTTTCATAAAGCAGATGACTATACTTTAACTAGTAAAGGTTATGTATGGGCATTTCCAGGAGTAGCAAAGGCAAATTCAAATACAATTGCAGTTCTTCCAGAACTATTTAGAACTGTAGAAGAAATGAAAGATTTAGACTATCATGGCTACTGCTCTGATTTAATTGAATATATAAGGAGTAGTCACAATGTTTAAAGAGATAGATTATAACAAACACTTTGTTATTGGTACACCGCTTGTGGGATGGAAAGCAGACATGGGTGAAGAGATGTCTTGGCTAGAAAACTCAAAACAAATAATTGAAAAATTCCCGAATGCAAAATTCTTCACTGCATTAGAACTTGATAGCAGAGGTCTACAGCCTTTTGAAAGAGTTTTGAATGCATTAAAAGAGATCAACGGAGATTTCTGGACATATACAGTAAATGATATGGAAAGCACTGTAACCTCTTCTAACAGATGGATTAGAATTGAAACTGGTAGAAATCTTATTAGAGAGTTTGCACAAAGGCTCCGTAAAACTTCTGGACATCACTGGGGAGAAGATTGTACAGAAGAAAATCTTGGAGTTGTAAACTATGATGCAATATTATATGTTGATTCAGATATAGTTTTAACTGCAGAACTTATTGAAAAATTGTTTGAAGTAGATCATCCTATTGTTAGTGCAGATGTCCCAGCTTATGGACTAAGAGGAAAAGCTGTTTCTGATAATCCAAGAATTGAAGAGCACTGGAATACTGCAGGAATGCTTTTAGTAAACTCCCCAGCATTTTATGATCTACCTTGGTATCATAACTCATATCTTAATTTAAGTGATGATCCAACATTCCAGTCAATGGCTGAAAGATTAAAGGTAAGAGTTGGATTAGAGAATCTTGATCATACATATGGTATGACTTGGGTAAGAAAAGATATAAAAGCAGAGCATAGAGGTCAACTACTTGCCGTTGAAAATAGAAGAATTCCTCCTAGAGATATATAAATTTCCTTAGGATGGGAAACGACCTAGACAAGTCGCTAAACTGTCTACTCTTATTTGTGATAAACTTATTAGATGCACAAAAAGTTTATAGCCTCAATATTTTCAGTATTATTAGTTTTTGCTCAAGCAACACCAGCAAGTGCGTCAGATTCTGTTAGATACAAGTCCACAGAAATTCAAGTAATTCCAAAAGGAAAATGGACAACTTTAAAATTTAATGGTGGAAAGACTGAAATTCAGGGTAATGGAAAAAGATCTTTATTTTGTTATCAGGCTGGCATTGATACAACAGGGAAGAAAAGACCATCGTATATCAAACTAAGGATAACTAGAATAGTTCCAGGTGCAAATGATCCTAGTGCTACTAATACATATTTCTTTACTGAAAAACCAGGAAGCGAATTTGTAGCTTCTAATTGCTGGAATATTGTTACAACTTATCCTGTTGTAGTTCAAATTAGAATTACTGGCGGAAGTAAAACATATAACTCAGACATAAGACAATTTAAAATGTGGACTCCAAATGCAGATTATCCACAAGACTTCTCTGATTTTATACCTGAAACAACTATTGATTAGTTTATTAGTAATGATATAATAGATTTGTTAGATACGTCTAACAAGGAGTCTATGCAATAAATTGAAAAAAATCTTTTCCTACCTACTATTAT